TCAAACTTTGCGTTTACGACTTCGGATGCCTGGGCCAATCTAACAGACTACCATTATAATTTTGTAAGTTGGGCCGCCGTTTCGAATGCTGTTTTGTATTGTGTCTATTCTGACGAAGGTCTAGGCGGGGCGCTCGTTCCGATTGGCTGCTCTCCCACAACGGGCTATATGGATAAAGGTTATACGACGCCTATTCCGACGTTTTTGCCTAGTACACCGCCAGTAGCCGCTACAGCGCAAACATTATTTACTACGATTTCAGCCGGTGGCGGGACTTCAAGCTGGACCATTGCGAACGCAGCCACGACTGCCGTTACAGGAACAAAAGCTCTGCACGATATTTCTACTTTCGTCGCAACGGCCATAAACGGCAACATCCAGGGTGGTCCGATTCTGGGTTCCTATGTCGATAAGAATGCCTATCTATTGATTCCTGCCGGTGCGTACACTTTAGTTCACACTCCTTCTGTAATGAGCGGAACGAAGGTCGTTCAGCTTGGGATTGTGTACTCAGCAAATTTACCGATCAATATGAATAACGCCGAGTGGGATGGTTCGCTTTCGGGTAGTGCTATCGGTAGCTTTGCCTTGAGTTTCACGTCGTCTATGGTCGGCTCTACGACTGCGCCTGTAATGGTTTTAGCGGATAACACTCACATCAAGAACATTAATATGTCTGCCAATTCCGGTATCGGTATCTACGAATTCGGCGGTTCAACCTGGATCGACAATTCTCAAGTTACAAACGTCACGACGAATAACTCCTGTCCTGTTCTGGCCGAGAGTGCTATTGTTTTTACTGTTTCGCACAGTACTTTCATTGCCGGTACAGGCAGCAATGCTAGCGGGTCCTTCTGCTTCGATGATCTTACGACTGGGCTATTCGGCTCTAGCGTTGTTGAATTCGAGAACAATTACTTTTTGGAGCGCGGCGTCAAGATTGACAATCCCGTAGGTATTAGTTTTGCCACGATTAACGGAATTAGGATGTGGCACAACTATACAGAAAACAATATAGACAACGGTCTTTTGAATGTAGACGCGGGAATAACAGGCCAGCATGGATTTCTAACTGACGTAGAAGTCTACGGCAGCGGCCAAGACAACACAAGGAATTCTTCAGGTAACTTCGCGGCGTTGTATTGCTATAACGCTGCTAACCCAGTTCTGAACTGCGGCGCGGTTAACGTAGACGAAAGCGGCAACGCCAGTGCCGTACGGTCAAGTAACCCCCCGACGAATGAACAGGGCGGTGTTTATCTCAACCGTGGCGGATATGCTTCAGGTTTCAATATTCCTCGTAACACCGGCGGCGGCGCAGTCTATCTAGCGGCCAGTGGAAGCATGTTAGGAAGCAACGTTGCTACAGCATCCGTAGGCGGGAACGGAGATGTCGGGTTTGTGCAACTTTTGTCGCCGCCTATTATTGGTTCGCTGGCTTCTGTCGGCGGCGGCGTCTATACAGGCACCCGTTGCTATCGGTTGTCTGCAATGGATGCGCACTTAGGCGAGTCGGCTATTGGGCCGGAATCCTGTATTACTGGATTATCAAGCAACAATGTTTCTATTCCTTGGACGACATCTACAGGCCAGCAAATTTATGCGATTCGAGTATACTATGCGGCTGCGGCTTCTGTTCCTCCGGCACTGTCTGAAGCCAACTATCTAAAAGCTGCCAGCGTAACCTATACAGTCGCGGCAGGAATAACCAACGGCACAATCACAGATGACGGAACGTATACAAACACTGCGGCCACGCCTCCGACAATCAGCAATGGCTTTATATCGCGTCAGAGCTTCGACAACGGCGGGTATAGCTGGCTAGCTGAGGATGTTTCGGCAATCAACGGCGGCGGCACAGCCGGGAACTACACAGGGTTCGGAACAACGTGCGAAGACACAACCTTCAATACCTGTGCAACAGATCACGTTCGTTGGGATTTTCTAGTAAATTCTGTAACCTCTACATGGCTGCGTATCCAGTCTCGCAACATCGGAACAGGTTCAACAACTGGACTGTGGCTTGATAATCCTACTGCTGCGACAGCCGGGAACCAAAAGTATAGTCCTGTAAATCGGTTTACCGGCCAAGGTTGGAAGACAACTGCAACAGCGGCCAGCCAGACGGTAGACTATACCCAACAGTTAGTTCCTGTTCAGGGCGCGGCTAATCCTACATTCTTGTTCACCGAAAAAGGACAAGTCAACGGTGGCGGGTACTCTACTCTCAGAACAATCGACCAAACCGGGAATGAAACCATAACTGGGAATGAAACGGCTACGGGAAACCTAAGTGCGGCTCAAGTTGTTTCCAACGATACTGGGCCATTTGGCGGGGCCATTACTATGACTCCGCAGCCATGTGAGACGGCATTTGCTGCCACAACAGTTAATACCGGCAGTGCGACAACCACAACAGGGCAAACCTGTGTTCTGGCGAACGCTTTTATTCTTGATGTAACGTACAGGATCACGACAACAATCACAACTGCCGCAAGTTTTACGGTTGGGATTTCAGGTTCAACATCGAAGTTTTGTTCAACACAATCTACATTAACTTCGGGAACCACAGGTCACTGCGTTCTGCAAGTCAATGCAGGCGCAGCCATGAGCGGGGCATCTGCCGTGGCCGTAGTTGTGACATTCAACACGACACCAGGGGCTGGAGCAATTCGCCTAGAAGTGGCATCGTTAGCCGCAACAGCACCAACATCGTAGTCAATTCAAATAAGGAGGAAGTATGACAGCATGGGTGCCGAACGGCGCAGGCAGTGGAAGAGATAATTCAATCGTTGGTGGCGGAGGTTCATTCATGGCCTACCCGCAGCCCCCAAGTCCTAGCGGGCTATTCAATCCGCCAGGCAAAGGCGGCAGCCAAGATTTGGGGAATAGCTGGAATCTACAAGCGGGTCCTGTGAACGCAGTGATTTCAGATGGTGTCAACCAGTATTGTGTTATTTCAAATCCAGGGAGGAGCGCATGACAGATTTAATGAGCAACAACTGCAACGTGTTATCTACGACCGATACTTCGCATATCGCGAAGATGACACCTTTGCAGATCAAGAGAAAAGAACTGGCCGTAGCAGCTTCGATGGTTGAACCTCTAGAACGCGAGCAAGAAATTCAAAATCAACCTAAGCGCGAATTGGGCCACAGCCGTCCGCTTGGCGGGAGGGAATAATGTCTGTCACGCAAGTTTTTAGCGTTCCGGGGTATTCGTATTGTGTCATAGATAGTGGCGCGGCCCCAGCTTTTCCAACCCTATCTGCCAACTCGCACATCGGATACGACACTGTAGTTAGCGGTGCTAGCAACCAAATGGCGTCTGTATTAGGTTCTGAAGTTAATTCTTCGCGCCCAGATTGGGTCGAAGATCAGACTAGTATTTTGAACAATCCTCTCAGTGCCACGATTGGATATCTCAATCCTTCGTAAAGGAAAAACTATGCCGAATTCAACAGGCCCTACAGGTCCGACAGGGAATCCAGAAGTCCATGTAATAACTGGCGGCCCAACCGTTCCTAATAATTCCATTCACAATCCAGGTGTAACCGCACTCCCGGCTTCGGCGGGTGCCGCAGCCATAATCAGCAAAGGTGCCGCCGGAAGTGTGAAAAGCGTACACGGTACAGTAGCTGGAATTGTTTTCGATAACGAAACGAAGTAAATAATTACTAGTTCTATGACCAACACCAAACCTAAACACAAAACAATAACCAATCTTATTCTCTTCTTCCTGGCCGCTGCTTGTTTATTCCCGAGCACGGTATCAGGTACGTCGGTTCGAACAGACAACACATTATCTGCGGCGGCGTCTACTTGTACCGCTACGGGAACTGTTTGCCTGATCGTACCAGTCGATGTCAACCAAGGCGGCGCAGCATTCACAGTTTCAACTAACGCTTCCGCCAATACTATTCAATTTGAAGCTTCTGGCGATGGTGGCGGAACCTGGGTGGCTCTGAACGTCACGCCAAGTAACAGCACTACGGCGGTTACTTCAACTACATCAACCGGGACTTGGCAGGCGAACGTAGCCGGGTACACTCACGTTAGAATGCGAATGTCTACTCTCGTTTCTGGAACCAACCTAGTTTCGATTACTCAATCCACCGCTTCTGCTAGAGCCGGGGGCGGTGGAGGCAGTGCTACACCAGCGTTTTCTACCATTACCGCAGGTACCAACACAGCCGCTCTCGTAGTAGGCACTGGCGGCACACTAACCACCTCCGGCACAGGTACTATCCTCGGCTGCGACAATGGCATTACCACAGCGAACACGCTAACCTGCCCGCAGACGAATGGATTCACTTCGGGTGGGCCGCTGAGATCGGGATCGTCAGGTGGAGTGGGCGGGACGCTTGTGTTGCCAGAGGGTACGGCAGCATCTGGGTTGGCAGCTAATGATGTTTGTTACGGGGATTCCACAGCACACGCGGTCAAGTGTTCCAACAACAACGGGACGTTCAATCAAGTTCCCCTAACCTCTACATGCGCGACCGCCAACGCTCTCGATATTTATACATCGGCTGGGGTTCTTGGTTGTGGGAACGCTGACTTCACGTATGCGACACATACATTGTCGGGCGGAGCCTCTAGTTTATTCAGTTTTGCGGGTGCGGGGGCGTTATCCGCGTCTCCCTTTACTCTAACCGGTACTGTGATTACTGGAGGTAGTGGGACGACAACATTTCCATATTTCTATTTCAATCAAAGTTCGAATGCTCCCACGACCTTTAATACAAGCGGAACGATTTTGGGGATGAACGGGCCAAGCGGCTTTGCGGGGTATTTCCTTGATTTTCACACCAATGGAGGAACAAACCTTTTTAATGTGAATTTCGCTGGGGTTTTGGCCGCGACTCAAATAACGCAAACTGCCGCAGGATCGTCGGTTGCATTTGATAAGTACCAATTTGGTGCAGGAATTAGCTTCCTATTAAGTAATGCTCCTACGATCTCTTCAGGATTTGGAACATCTCCTTCCGTTTCCCACAGCAACGGCACGGCGGCATTTACAATCAATGTGGGTACTGGTGGAACCGCATCGACTGGTACTATTGGCCTTCCGGCGGCCTTTACGGGTTGGCATGTGGAATGTACGGATGTTACTACTCAAAGCGCTACTGTGGATGTAACCCGCCAAACTGGTGTAGGAACAACAACAACAGTACCTATTGGCAACTTCACCTCGGGCGGTATTGCTGGAGCGTGGGGTTCTGCTGATGTGTTAGTTTGTGGAGCAATGGCGTACTAAAATGAGATGGACACTTTTCATCACCATTTTCTTGAACACTTTCTCTGCCCTGGCGCAAGCGCCCGTTCTTAGTCCGGCAATTCCGGTAGTTAACCAGGGTGGAACAATAAGTTTCAGTTGCTCCTCTAACTGTGGAACGGGAGGTACTTGGTCGGTATCGGGAACTAATTCTACCGGGGGTACAGTGGCCGCAGCGGGGTCTATCAATTCCGGAACCGGGGTCTATACCGCGCCGAATACAGTCAATGCACAGCAATCTTATGGGGGCTTTCAGCTTCTTCCGAATAACCACGTTTTTAATATGCGGATTGATTCCTTGTCAGTAAATGCTAATTCTGCAACTTGGATTGCTGGCGCTGGTACGGTAAACTTTAACTATCTAATCGACATCCCAAATAATTTTGTAAGCGCTTCAACGCCAACACAGAGTTTAATTATTCAAAACCAGAGAATCGGGGGAATGAATGGTGTCTATCAAATTCCGGCTTATCCTGGTGGTAGGGTCCAATGTGGCTGGTTAGCTAGTGTAAGTCATTGTGACAAGCATATGTGGACCATTGATATCGGAACCGGAATATTTCAGGAATTATACCAGTACGCAGCGGCAGGACAAATTTCTGGTTGTCCAACTTGTACAGCGGGCGGAGCCACACGCTACGCAAACTCGTCATATTCTCTGAACCTTGGCCAGGTCAATGTTATGGGGACTTCGATGATGCCGTTGTTTATAAAACTGCAAGAATTGGAAAATGCGTTCACTACGAGTGGGACAATTAACCATGCCATTAGTATGACTTTGTCAAACGGTTACATCTTAAATGGTGCCGGGATTTGGCCAGCGCAGACAAATGAATTTTCTGGTGGCGGTGTAGTGCCTCTTGGTGCTCGTTTCCGCCTCAAGTCCAGTTTCAACATCTCTGGTTTCAGCGCCATCGCTCAAGTTCTCCTAACACAACTTAAACAATATGGCGTAATTCTATCCGATGGCGGGTATGGATGGCAGTCAGGAGTCGAATCAACATCGTGGCCCGCAGCATATTACAATGCACTTACTGAGGTTTCTAGCGCGGGCATAGGACCATCAAACTTCGAAGCCGTGGACGAATCCGGGCTTATGCTCTCCGCGACCTCTGGTGATACAACCGGGAACAGGGAGATTGTTTCATATACATCAAGCACCGGCACGACAACGATTGATGTAGCGTTGCAAGGTGTGACTGTGAATGTAGCTAAGGATGCTATGTATGTTCAGGTCGGAGCCTCCCCACAACAATTAATGGCATATGTAAATGGCGGCGCAACCAATACGGTTACGTGGTCATGGAGTCCAGCAATTACAGGCGGTACGTTGACCTCTGGTGGTTTATTTACGCCACCAGCTACGATAACATCTCCGACTAGCACAACTGTCACAGCAACCAGTGTGGACAATTCGGCAGTAACTTCTACACTCACTTTGTGGGTATTTCCAGCGGACGCAATTCGTATTCGGCCTGCTGCTCAGGCGAATTATACTGATTCTAGCGGAAAAGTCTGGGCACCAACAGGAGGTGACGGTGGGGGTGCCACATGCTGTCAGAACTTAAGTGGTGGACCTTGGCCTAGTGTAACTGATATTGCAGAATATTACTATGAGATATTCGGATCGGGGGATATAGGAGACATTCGCTATGATTTTTCTGTTCCAAATGGAGATTACCAAATCACAGTAAAAACAGGAACAGATCAACCCGTTGGAGGAGCTATCGACACATTCGAAGCTCAAGGAACCGTGTTCTATTCAGGCGTGGACCTCAACGTAGCAGCAGGCGGAACCTATAAACCTAATGATTTTTTAATTTCCATTCCTGTAACTAATGGGCAATTATCCTTCGTGCTTCGAGTACCGCAAGGAAACCAGTTCGATACCCTAAACGCTATTCAGATTAACCTAAGTACAGGCTTGACAGGAAGCAATCTTCAAGGTGGAGCGATCTTGCAGAACGGCGCGACGATACAATGACGATAGACTTAGCTCCTATATTGGCCATCGCGACCAAGGTAAACAAGGATTGGGGCCGCGAAATTTGGCTCGAAAATACAGATTTGTATTGCGCCAAGATTTTGGAACTCAATCCCGGCTGGCAATGTTCTTTGCACTACCACTTAAAGAAAACGGAAACGTTTCTAGTCTTAGCTGGGTTTGTTAATTTAGAAATTGATGTAGATGGCGCGACCATGACTTTAATTCCGGGGCAGAAATTTCAAATATTCCCCAATACCGCACACCGTTTCAGATCAATTGATGGCGCTACAATTCTTGAAATCTCAACGCATCATGACGATGCCGACTCTTATAGATTAGAACCTTCCCGCCGAATATAGCTCGCAACAAGCTCGTTCATATTCTGAACAGCAAGTACGTGATAGGAACGTATGACAGTATGGTAGACGGAAAACTCTTAGTCCCTGGAAAACTATTTCATGGATTTCTGGACAGCATCTACGAAGGTCGCCCTCTTCGAATCATAGAGACTGGCTGCATGAGAGACCTGGCTGTCGCATCAGAATACGGCGACGGTTGGAGTACGCTCTGGATTTCTAGATGGGTTAAAGAACATTCTAATTCTACTTTCGATTCGGTAGACCTCGACGGCGGGGCTATAGAATTGGCGCACGCCGCGTTAGAAGCTGAAGGGTTGGCTAAGTACTGTACGTTTCACTGTCAAGATTCATTGTTGTTTCTTGGTCGCCAGACGTGGGCCGATATGTGTTTTCTCGATTCGTGCGATGGCTTGGAACATGGTTTGGCGGAATTTAGATTGGCGGCATCACTTGGTTGCAGGCTAATCGTCCTTGACGATTATTCTACTAAGGGCGCGAAAGCTGTGAAAGAAGCTCGTGAGCTTGGTTGGGATGTTTCCTTTCAGGACCGCTATTCGGTTCTGCGGAGGACGCCATCGAAATAATGACTGTGGATTTAGCTCGGACAAGAGTTCATGAGCTAGAAGATATTTGCCGCCACCGTATTACTGTTAATTCTGTCGGTGAGCTAGCTTCCTGTTACTTCACGTTGGGCGACTCCGAGAAGGCTCTGCCTTTAGCAAAGCAAGCTTGGGATTGGGACCGCAAGAATTCGGCCCTGGCTATGAATCTAGCTATGATCTACAAAGACCTTGGTCGCCATGAAGAATCTTTTCATGTAATCGAGTCGGCCTACTGGATGAACCCTGATGATTTTTATATTCAATTAGGGTACGCCGAGGCAATGCTGAAGGCCGGATTCTGGAAGCGTGGCTGGACCTTGTACGACAATGCCAGACCTACGCAGGCTGGCGCGGCAATAGATTTACGTATCCCTGCTAATGTTCCTGAATGGAATGGTCAGCCTCTCAAAGATACAGAAAAACTTTTAGTCATCAACGAAGGCGGCATGGGTGACAGACTCTCCTATGCTCGCTGGTTGCCCAAACTAACTGAGATGGGAGTGCCCTGGTTGTTCTATCCTTACGCTCCGTCGTTTCCCTTCCATGAGCGTGTCTTTCCTCGCGAGTTATTGGTCGCAGATGGAGATGAAATTGATGGGTTTACGCATTGGTGCACAACTTTCTCGTTGCCTTCGAAGCTCAATTGTGGGCCTCTAGAGATACCACCGCCGCTATCATTTACGGCGCTGCCAGAGAAGATTCAACAGTTCACAATCAAGCGTGTAGATACAAAGCCTGTTATTGGGCTGTGTTTCAAAGCTGCCGAAATGTTTCAAGGTGGTAGGACAGTCCGGTCTCTCAACGCTTCTCAGGCCATGCGACTTCGGTGCATGACGGGCGACATTATTCATTGGGTCAATCTACAATTTGGCGAACCGCAAGACCCGCCAATTGTTAACCCACATTTGAAGAGTTGGGAAGACACCGCAGGTTTAATACATAACTTGGATGCTGTAGTGGCAGTTGATACCGCTGTGATGCATTTGGCTGGCGGGATGAAGAAACCAATGGCCGTGCTCTTGGCCTCAAATTCGTGTTGGAAGTACCTCAGAACAGGAAGAAAACTTCCTCTGTACCCTACTGCTAGATTTTATCGCAATGATGGACATGGTGCTGGGTTCGAGCACGCCATCAATGAGTTAGTACTCGCCCTCCGATCTGGGACGGCATTTCAATAAGAAACAAATTTCTCGAAAAAAGGAAATAAAAATAAATGCTACTCGAAGATGCTGTTTTTAAGGTGGCGGGTTCGGAACCTACTACTACAATTCAGTCCGCGATTAACGCCGCTGTTAGCGATGCCCGAGGCGCGGCTGTATTGATTCCGTCCTCGTACAAAACGGGCGATACTTACTCCAACCCTAGCGGTATTCAGATTCTTGATTTGCGGCCAACAGGTGTAGGCCAAGGCTCAACTACGCTGTTCCGTACAGCTACGGCACCGGCTGCTTCGGCAGTAACTGCCGCGACAGGCGGAGTCTTTGCCAACACTGCTGGTACTCAAATCTCAATCACCCTTCCAGGCGGTTCAGTTTATGAACAGACTCCGTTTGTTGTCAAGGCCGCCGGGTACATTACGGCTCCGGTCGGAACGTACACTGTAACGATTCAACCTCTGTTGTACGCTTCTACTACTGTCAGCCCAGTCTTTACGGCTGCCGCTGCGAATGCTATTTTCTCTGCCGCTGCCGTAAGTTGTACGATTACTTCGGCGTCGTCAATTACGATTCCTTACGAACTAGAAAGCCACCTTGTAGGCGACACGGTTTCTGGCAAAGTCTCTGGCTGGAACCAAGGCATTCTGCCTACCGGGGGCAACACTATGGCCGATGCCGTTACTTCCCCGACGATCATTGCCAACGCTCCAACTAGCGTAGCCTTTACAGGCACGGCTGCGGCTTTGGCGTTTGCGTTTGGTGTCACGATTGGCGGCGGCGCACCTAGCGGGCCTACGATCAACTTGGGTTCGTTCTATATCGCGTCGTCTTAAACCTAGAAGGAGAAACATTGCTGCTTCACATATCGGTTGATTTTCCAGAAACAGAACTGAAAATTTTGCACACTCTTGAACCCTTCAGTATAAAGATAGCCCCTCCGGGGATTCTGTTGTACAAATTGGTTGAGGAAGTAGCACAGTTCAAGCCCGTTCATATTTGCGAGACAGGTTGCCTCCGCGACCCAAGTCCAACAGGTATGATGACCGATGGCTGGAGTAGTTTTTATTTCTCTAAGTTCGCGCACGAACATCAAGGTTCTAAGCTAACGACTATCGAACTAGATGGAACGAACTTGGCTTATTGCCAACTCTTCTTGTCTAGGTTCGGGTACATCAACCACAATCAATTCATCCAGGGTGATTCTGTCAAGGTTATTTCTGAACTAACGGAACACCCTGATGTTTTTTATTTAGATTCGTGCAATGGTTTAGAACATGGTTTGGCAGAATTCCAGGCCGCACTCGGGCACAAGCCTAAGCTCATTATTATGGATGATTTTAGTTCGAAGGCCGCGTCGGCGGCAGAATATGCCAACCAACAAAGCATTCCCTTTCAACAAATGGGCCGCTTTAGTGTGTTCTATACCTCACCAGAATCTCAGAAAATTTTCAACGCGCCTCAGTTGAGCCGCCTAGCAACAATGAGTATGTAAAGTCTGTAACTATAAGAAAAGAGAACACTTATGTATGTAGTCTACCAGGCACCATCGGCGGCTGCTGTTACCGTTGCCGCAGGCGTCTCCACTGCTTCAGTCAATACGGGAATCTTCAACGTCATCGCCGGTGAACCCGGCGCAGGTTCGCAGTTGCTCATGAGCCTGCCAGGTTCGGGGCGATTCAACGGCCAGCCTTTCCGCGTCCGCGCGGCAGGTTACCTTTCTATCGCGGCTGGTACTTTTACCACGAGTATTCAACCGTTGTTGTACGCTTCTACCACAGCGGGATTCACGGCTGCGGCGGCCAATGCTATTTACTCTGCGGCGGCTCAGGCGGTCACGATTTCTTCGGCGTCAGCCAAGGTTATCAACTGGTCGCTAGAAGTTTACGCTTCCGGTGACACCACGTCGGGCCTTATCAACGGGTTCTACGAAGGCAGCATCAACAACGGCGCGATTCAGTTGGTTGACTTGGCCGTGCTAGCTAACGCGCCGACTTCGATTAACTTCTCAACCGAGCCTCCGTTGCAATTTGCGATGGGTGTTTCGATTGGAACGACATCTAACACCTTTCCTTTGAGTAACATAACCTCGACCCTGACACAATTTCTAATCGAAGAATGATAAGTCCTTTAGAATCAACCACTTAACAAACAAATGTAGCAAGGTTTCGGCCACTGAACCTTATCAGTGGCCACTATTTTCAGGAGAATGAGTGTTTCTTTATTTAATTACCAATACAATAAATGGCAAACGATATATCGGGCAAGCGCAAGTTTCTAGAATTGTTTTGAATCGGCAGTGGGTGAGGAATACAAATGCCGTGGAAATCAAAAAAGCAGTCTAGATGGGGGCACTCGCCATCCGGCGTAAAAGCACTAGGCAAGAAAGGCGTGGCTGAGTTTGATGCTGCCACTACAAAAGGATCGTTGCCAGAATCGGCACCCAAATTAAGAGAAGCCGACTTCCGCAGCAAGAACAAGAAAAAACAATGACACTTTCAGAATTGATGGGTTCTAAGCTCGGTCAGCCCGCCGATAAAACAGAAAAACCAAAAAAGCACAAGCTGCACATGACAATCAGCCCTTTGGATGACAACAGATTTCACGTTCAGCATGACTATCGCGGCGGCAATACACAGGAACCAACGCCCGAACGCGGCGAATATGCTCCTGCGAACGTAAGGGAATTGGTAGCTCACATTGGGAACCACTACGGTCTACCGAAAGAAGCATCGGAACCTAAAGAGGAAACGCCTCCGGCCCCGGCTAAGGAATAAGAATGCCACAGGCCCGCGCCGATCACACAACACAAAAGGATGACCTCAGTCCCGAGCAAGCTCTAAGTGGTTGGTATGATTTCAGTGTTGATAAACTGGGGTACAGCAAATCTAAGACTGAGTGGTTGAAATATAGGGATCGCGGTCGCAGAGACTTGTTCTGGTTGGCCAAGCACTGTCTCAAACTAGACTTGGTCGATTCTTTTGTGTGCCCGAACCATCCAATCATAACAGGCCCCGAGGCTACAGCTTGTTCAATTTGTGAACAAATCATGGAACCTTGCCCTGGTATTCCGCCTGGAACTTCATTTCACCGCCAGTTGTGCGACACATTTGTAAAGAAGAACCCAGACGAAACTATATTCAACCAAGACGCAAAGAAAACTAGGCTAATTCTATGTCCCAGGGGCAGTTTTAAGTCCAGTTGTGACCGTGCGGATTGCGCCCAATGGATAATCTGCTTCCCAAATATTCGTATTGTTATTTTTTCGGCGTCGCCAGACCTTGGCTGTGCCTTTGTTACTAGCGTTAAGGATTGGTTTACTTTAGCATTCGTAGACAAAGACAAAGATACCTACCAGTGCAACAAAGAATTTGAATTATTCCAGCAGCTTTATCCAGAACACCTAGTCGGTCCTGGCCGCCGCGAATCCGAAGACCAGTTTACTACCCCGGCCAGAAATAAAAAGATGGTCGAGGCTTCAATCTTTACTCTCCCGCTTGAAGGGAGCAGTTCGGGTTTTCACGCTGATGTGGGAAAATTCGATGACTGTGTTTCAGACGGTAACTCCGGGGCCAAATCCACCAAGGAACAAAGAGAGACTGTCCGTAAGAATCTCTCGGTTCGCCGTAAACTTATTTTGCTTAGTGGCTATCGGGATTATGTTGGCACCCCGTATGCTGACGACGATGCGTATTCGCACATGCTGGAATACCAACCGCCGGAAGTAGTTCTTATTAGGCCAGCCAGAGAATTAAAACCTAGTTCAAAAACAAAGCGCAAATCTGAAATAAGCAAAGACGACTATTATCTTTTACTTCCGATTGATAGCAAAGGCGAACCGCAACTCACATACGAAGCCCTGCAAAAAGAAGAAAACGATGATGAGTATATTTTTGCTTGTCAGTATCTCTGTAACCCCCAAAAAGCTCACTCAGTTATCTTCACGGAACAGATGTTTGAGTCTCATATCGTCCCGACAGAGGGATTGCCACAAGACGGAACGTACAAGACATTTTCAGCTTGGGATTTAGCTTCCTCAGATGGCAAAGGCTCAGACTACTCTGTCGGTGTCGTAGGTTATATCACGGTTGCAGGTCCTTTGGTTGGCCGGGCATTCATACGTGAAATCATTCGAGGGCGGTTCAACAAAGCCGAACTGCCATATCAAATCGCGTACCAAGCGGCCAAGTGGAAAGTAGAACGTATTGGTATCGAAAAAAGCCAAGGTGCGGAGTGGCTTGAATCGGATATCATGCGCCAACTTATCGCTTGCGGGTATTCGGATTGCCCCGTACCGGATTGGATTCCCGTAGACACATCCAAGAACGCTAAGGAATTTCGGGCCGAGTGTGTAGCTATTCTTCTAAACGAAGACAGGCTGTACTTTTCGGCAGAAATTCCAATCATGGCTGATGTCTCTAAGGAATTCATCAGGTTTAAGCCCCACTCAAAGCGCAAGGATGACATCGTGGACGCTGTAGCACATTTTACAAGATACCTTCCCGCGCACATTGAATTGCCCAAGAACGAACAAGAACGTCAACAAAGGGCTGACGAGTGGCTAAAGCAAAAACAAATGCATGACCGAATCTACCCAGGTATGCCCGAACCTGTTATTCCGCCGCCACAGGCACCCACAAGTTACGAAGGCTTGCCCGTATTCGCTAATTGGGAACAACAACTTGGGTACGGGACTTAAGAAACGGTAACCCCCAACTTGGAACAAAAACAATCGGTTTTGCCTTTCCAATCGCAACCGTCAACTGAACAGACATTTTGTTTGCGTTCCGTGATTTGATGTCCGGCGGCACATGTCCACACATCAATTTTACAATTATCATTGTGGTCGTGTCCGGGTGGACTGTAGTACCCAACTAATGTACTTCCCTGTCCTTTATAGAGTACTGTCGCGCCGCATCGCGGACATTCTTTCAGATCAGTTTTCATAGTTTTATGATTACACATTTTCGGAGCTTTGTCAAGTGGCCCAACTGACGCCAGACCCGGTTAATCCGCAAGGAAAAATAGATATAAAAGATTTCAAGTCTCCTGCGGAAGTAACGGATGCAGGCGCACTTCAGTTGGTTTGCCAGGACGCAATTAACACGGAAGCATTTTTACAAAATCAATATTGGAGCTTAAGATGGCGTGAAAGTGACGCCCTCATGCAGTCCCCTCCGTCAATTTTTTTGTGGGAAGGGACCACAGTACCACGTAGTAACCTTAATCGTTTCTTGGTTGCTGAAGTAGTAAACTCTATCAAGCCCCAAGTCATGAACGGGTTGTTCTATGAGAAGCCCGCGTTCGTTCTAAGGCCGCGCCCCAATCTAACACAGAACACAACGAGAGCGATTACTGAACTTCTGTCTACCGAACTAGACCAAATGAAGTTCCGCCAGGAAGTAAACTGGGGCATGTTCTCGGCCCTACTGTTCGGTACGGGAATCTGGAAGTGGGGTTTTAAGTCCGAAATTAAGAAACAAATTAAGTATGTTCCTGTCGGTAATCCCCTAAGCGTTCCTTCGCCATTGCCCGGCCAGCCTGCAACCGAAATTGAAACACCCGATAGTCTTCGGTACAAGAAGATCAAAGACGAAAAGGATACGTACCTTCCTACATTCGAATCTCGGGACATCAGGCACGTCTTGGTCGATCCTGGTTTGCGCGTGCCGGATATTCGCAAAGCCAAGTTCGTTATCGACCGAATGTACCTAACGTACAAAGACCTTATTAAACTGGCCGCCGAAGAATACGTAGATGAATCTAGCGGTACTCAGGTTCTCAAGAAACGCTATGATTTGCCTTCTGACGCGGAAATTAAAAGTTGGTTTGAGCCGCCGAAGGAACAACCTGCCCAGCCATCAAGTACGGAAGCTGTAGTCGTCCAGGGCACTACGTTTGTACACCATGCCGCGCCAGCCTTCAAGAAGACCACGGAAGACCCCCTAGACGAACCCCTGGAAGTCCTAGAGCGGTGGGGCAACGATAAAGTAATTACTGTTCTAAACCGCGTTAAGGTAATCCGTAACGAGCCTAACGAGTTCTGCTGCATTCCTTTTTTGTCTGTCAACTGGTGGGACATTCCTGATGCTTTCTGGGGCCTTGGGTTGGGCCGTGTCATTGGGGTAGAACAGCGTGTACAAGCCGGTTTAATCAATGCCTGTTTGGATTTGGCTTCGTTGATTGTCAATCCTATGTTCATCCGCAGTCGTGGATCGAATATTCAAGAACAAAACATCCGCCAACGGTTGGGTGGCATTCTCACGGCTGACGGGCCTGTTAGAGACGCATTCGCTATTCTCGAACAGCCTTCGCTGCCTGCTGAAGTTGTCAACCAAATTGGTATGTCTGAAGCTAGGGTTCAGAAAACTACCGGCGCTAGTGATCCATTCATGTCTGGTGCGAATGGTGGCCGGGCCGGAGCAGCCAGGTCGGGCACAGGCGCAGCAGGCATGATCCAAGCTACCATGACCCGCATCGGTGGTTTCGCCGAAGACTTCGTAGCCCAAGTTTATGAACCATTGCTGTACCAAATTCATCAACTGAACAAAGATAAGATGCCCATTACGTATATCCGTGAAGTTTTGGGCGACAAACTAGGTGCGGAATTTAAGTTCAGTGCTACGGATTTCTTGAATGCTCCGGCAGAGTTTGAGGTCTTGGCGGGCAGTCATCTGGCAGCCAAAGCTCAGATGGCCCAATCATTGTTTATGATGATTCAATTATTCGAGTCGCAACCTTTGATGGATCAGCTCTCCAAAATCAGCAACCAAAAAGTAAACGTCGAAGAATTATTCCACATGGTGCATGACGTGTCCGGCTTCAAGAACTACTACAATATTATTGTGCCCATGACGCCCGAAGAGAAAGCTACTCAGGCGGCACAAAATAATCCGATGGCCAAAGTACAAGGTCAGATGGCGCTAAATAACCAGAAGTTTCAGCAGAATCAATCCCTGACCGATCAAGAAAATGAAGCCCGTGTAGTTAGAGATATGTTGAGGCACATTACAGAAAAAAGTGCGGAACCTGAACTTTTGACAGGTGCAGAAGCCCCACAGGAAGGCATGGGTTCGAATGAGAGCGCGTAGAATATGAAGGGTAGCGAAGCCCGGCCATCAAGGCCGCAAGCACCAAAAACAACCATCGGTATGAACGGTGTAATAGATTTAACCTTAGCCGAGAAACAAGACCTTACCTTATTTTCGGGCACCCCTGCGTATGCCGCCATCCAGAAGCTCCTAGAACTAATGCTTATCGAAGCCAGGGACGCGGCGGCACTAATCCCACCGCACAGAAAAGACGAACGCTTGGCCGCGCTGGACACAGCCTACGCAGTATCTAAAGTGATGCTTGAACTCAAGGAAAAGATTAGCTACTTGGTCGGTGAACACTTGGGATTGCTCAAGCAAAAACAGGCTACCGAGGACATGCAAGACCAGGCCATGCTAGAAGACATCATCATGAGTCCGATCAACCAGGGACGTTAGTTGTTCATATTCTGAACAACTTCTTTGCTTACGCCGGACCTAACCTTTCCGTGTGTTCCGGCAGCATGAGCAAACGGTTCGAACGGCATCCAGGTTGCTCCTTCGTTTTCGCAGACAATTACGCGGCCCCGCCTATTTTGGCAGAAATCGGATAATTCTACGTAATCAATCTTTGAGAATTTATATGCTTTTCCCGCAACTGAATACGGCGGGTCAATGAACCAATCAGCCAGAATATCAGGGCAGTTTCTATAGTCTTCGCATCGGATTTGCCAGTCTCGTATTTTTTGGAGTTGCGCCGCAATTCGGGCGCGCGTTTGTTCGCCCCAAACAAGGCAATTTCCACTGTTCTGATACTGGCGCGCCCACGCAGAGCGTCTCTTATTGGGATTTGTGTTCCCTTTAGTAATCCAAAACCCGATTAGCCATTTCGCTTCTTGGGGAATATCAAGTTCGGTCGTAGTTTCAAACTCAATCGGGAGAGAGAGTATTTCAGATTCCTTGGCCGCAATGAGATATTTCCAAATTCCAGCTACGGCGGGATTCAAATCATACAGTAGAACTTTCGGTGCCTCCCAATACAGGGAATAGCAAGCACCACCAGCAAAAGGTTCGATCACCAAATTGTGTTTCGGAGCGCCATATTTCTTAGCCAGCCGCCACTTACTCCCCATGTATGAGAACATTGGTCGCATTAACGCCTAATCATACCAACACTAGAAACAAATGTCAAGCCCTAATTAGGGGCTACAGGAGAAACAAATGACTACAGCAGTAGAACCAAAGAAATTCTCAACAGAATACCAAATCGAAGACGACAATGGCAATCCTATCGGGCCGCCGCAGCACTTTGAAGCCGACACTCAAAAAGATTTGTTAGAAATGGTCAAGGCCGCGCACAAAAACGCAGCCAAGGAAATGTACAAGACCAAGAAGGCCGTAAAGATCGGCAACCTCATTACGCCTGATCCTGAGCGCCCTTTGAACAAGTACGAACGCAAGCCTTTAACAGCAGATGAGCGTGTCCGGATTGCCAATGCCATGAAGGACCCCCAGACGGCTTCAGACGCAGCCAAGACTATGATAGAGGCTGAACTGGGCGTGCCTTTTGATGTTATGCGCGATTCACTACAGTACCTTGAAATCCGGCGCAGGATCGAAGAAGCTCAGGAACAAACAGATTTGTTCCTTCGGGCGCATCCTGAATACGTAAACGCCGATTCTAATAAAGAAATGATATTAAAGTGGCTGGAAAAACGAAACCTAGCCATCACACACAAGAATCTTGAACTGGCCTATGAGGATTTGACAAGCACGAATCCTCCTTTGCTTATCGTGCAGAGGCCAACTCCACCGCCGCAATCGGCGGCCCCAACTACAAATGAGATTGTAACACCATCAGCTTCATCCGCACCTCTTGTTCAACCGGCAATTCCGGCTGAACCGACACAGGCACCGGCAATTACCGAAACGCCGGAAGT